ATCCAACCACAAGAAATACAGGATATTACGTTGATTATACAGTTCCAATTGATATTGCTATATTAGATGTATATAGAAATGAAAGATACATTGTAACATTGCATGAAGCATATGTAAAAGATATCGGTCAAATACAAATGGATGCTTCAAATAGAGATGTAATGAAATTAAATGTTACTATGCAATATAAGTATTGGACATCTGCTCCATCAACTACATCAATATCACATCCAGATAACAGAGGTTTCTTTGAAAAAATATTTGATGCATTTTTTGGAGATGGTCAAATTATTCCTGACGGATATTTTGGCGATTTTAATGGGTTCCAATCTCAAGCTAATAATATGACTACTCCTCAATTAGGTGGTTTAGATTTAGCAGGAGCAGCATACAAATTTTAATAAAGGTATATTATGAGTACTGATGAAAATCTGTCTAAAGTGTTCGATGTAGAACCAATGGATAAGACAGAGGTTATAAAAAATGACGGAACGGTATTACCGCCTAAGTCTAAAAAGATGGAAGAGAATATTGACTTTGATTATGATAGGTCTCGTGATAACCTTCACGGCTTATTAGTTCAAGGACAAGATGCATTAATGAATGCATTAGAGATTGCTAAACAATCTGAACACCCTAGAGCGTTTGAGGTTGTTGGTAACTTAATTAAGCAACTAGCTGATGTGAATGAACAGTTGCTTAGCCTACATGATAAGAAACAAAAGTTAGATAACCCTAAAGGTTCTGAAAAGAAAGAAGGTGTGACTAATAATAATGCTATCTTTGTAGGCAGTACAAGTGAGTTGAATAAACTACTTAATGATTTAGATAATAAAGGAGAATAGATCATGGCTTTGCCTATGAATAATACTCCGGTTTACCAGATGGAAGTTCCATCGACCGGAAAACAAATTAATTTTAGACCATTTTTGGTTAAAGATGAGAAAGCATTATTATTAGCTCAACAATCTGAAAATCCAATGGTCATGTTAACATCATTAAAAGATGTTATTAAATCATGTGTTAAAGAAGATATTGATACTGAAACATTAGCAACATTTGATATTGAATATATTTTTACACAATTAAGAGCAAAATCTGTTGGTGAAATAATTGATTTAACTCTTAAATGTGATACATGTGAAGACCCTAAAGCTGTAGCTACTATTAATATAGATTTAACTAAATTACATGTTGATGGGTTAAAAGAGCATTCAAATAATATTAAGTTATTCGACGATGTAGGTGTTATAATGAAATATCCTACTATCGACGTTATTGAAAAAATTGATAATGTAGATGATAGTAATTTAGATGAAGTATTTAATATTATGATTGATTGTATAGATTCAATCTATAATACTGAAGAAGTATTTCATTCTAAAGAACAATCACATGAAGAAATGGTAGAGTTTTTAAATAATTTATCTAGTGATCAGTTTATGAAAATTAGACAGTTTTTTGAAACAATGCCTAGATTAAAATATGACATAGAATATAAATGTCCTGTATGTCAAAAAGAACATAAAAAAGTTTTGGAAGGACTTCAAAGTTTTTTTTAATGAATCTCTCTCATGAGAATTTGAATAATCATTATAAAACAAATTTTGCATTAATGCAGTATCATAATTATTCTTTAGCAGAAATTGAAAATATGATACCTTTTGAGAGGGAAATTTATATCGCTTTACTTATGCAGTATCTTGAAGAGGAAAAACGTAAACAAGAAAGCAAGTAATGAAAGAAATATTACAAAAATTAAGCCTACAATCTGAGAAGCAAACAAAAGCTGTTGAAGCACAGACAAAAATGAACAGCGAGATTGCGTCTAAATTGAGTAAAACTGGTTTTTCAGAAAAAGAAATGCTCGCGCAATTGAAAAAGATTGCAGCAGGAGATTATAGGAAACCACTAACAGAACAAAACAAAGCTATATTAGATGAACAAAGAGATAGAAAAGTTCATAATACAATAGCTGGAAATATTGGTGGTGCTGTTAAGCGTGGTGTAGGTGGTGCAGTTAGTGGTGTTGCTAACTTTTTAACTCCTCGTGGATTCTTAGATAAAACAGGCATTGTTAAAAAGGGTAGTGGTGGTATAATAGATCAAGCCTTTGAAGCCCGTAAAGCTCGTAATGATAGAATTAAAGCGCGGGTAATGGCAGGTGAAGTGCCAGAAGTAAAAGGTATTCTTAATAAATTAAAACAAGGCTTCCAACTAAGTGGTGAAGCGGCTAAAGAACAAAAACAAAGAAGAGAACAAGCCAAATTAGAAGATGCTGTCAGTAAAGATGAGCAGTTCATGATTGATAATGGTATTGATCCAACAATTGCTAGAAAGAAAGCTTTAGAAAAAGATGACCGTGGTAAAAAATTAAATGAACTTGCAGAATTAACAAAGACAACGGCTTTTGGCTCTAAAGAAAAAGCAAAAGCTGCCGGTGAAGAAGAAAAAGAAAAAGAAAAAGCAGACTCTAATGTAGTTACTGAAGAAGAAAGAGAACAACTTAAATTACAAGAAGGCCAAGTTGATAAGCTTACTGAAATTGCTGATAATACTAAAACTATGGCCGATGCCTTTTCTGGCAAAGCATCATCCAAATCATCAGGCGACAGCGGTGGTGGTATGTTTGGTGGAATTGGTAAAGGATTAACTGGATTAGGTAAAGGTATTGGTGGATTAACAAAAGGTGTATTATCAGGATTATCTAAAGGTATACTAGCTTTAGTTCCAGCTCTAGCTGCTCTAGCAGCTCCTCCAGTATTATTAGGTTTAGGCGCATTAACCTTAGCATTTATGGGTATTGGTAAAGCTATTGGTTATATGGCACCATTCATGGAAAAACTTGCTCCTGTATTACAAGATGTTGTTAAAACACTAGGCAGCGTGTTTATAGAATTTATTAAACAGATTCCTGAAATGATAGTGAGTATAGGTGGGGTAATAACTGACCTTATTAAAACAATATCTGACTCAGTCATTAACTTTATAGATAAAATAACTGAGTCTATTGAAAGACTTGCCGCATTAGATGGTGGAAATATGATGCAGGTCGGTCTAGGTCTTGCTTCTATAGGTACAGGTTTAACAGTATTTGCTGCGGGTTCAGCTGTAAATGGTCTTAAAGAATTAGTAGGAGGTTTATTAAATAAACTTACTGGTGGAAAATCAACAGTTGAGCAATTACAAGAATTAGCAGCTCTTGGTCCTGATTTAGAAAAAGCCGGTGTAGGAATGGAAAAACTTGCTAGAGGTTTAGGTGGATTCGGCAATATTGATAGTGAACAAGTTAATGAGCAAGTTGTAGCAGCAAAAGCTAAAGTAACTAATATTACATCTGGTAAAATGAGTCCTGTAACATCTTATACTAAAAACGGCCGCACATATAAATTAACAGACCAAGAAAGAATGGCATTAAGTAGTGCTGACTTAAGTGGACAAGAAATAGTAACTGGACCTAATGGAGAACAAAGATTAGTTCTTAAAGACGGTGAAAAATTAACAGCAGCAAATGGCGCTATTAGAGATGCTGAAAGACAAGCTATGAGAGAAATGATGGGCGGTAATACTAATATTAATGCTCCTACAACTACTGTAAATAATTCAACATCTAATAATGTTGTTAAAGCACCTGTAAGAAATGTCGACACATCTGTAAATGCATATTATAGAGGTAATTGGATAATGGAGTCTAGTGCCTCATCATTTTAATAAGAAAGGGGCCGAAGCCCCTTTTTCTTAGTCTTGATCCGCTATTTTCTGAAAATAACTCATCACATCATCGTCATCATCTGAACTGAGTGAAGGTTCAGGTGCTGCTGAAGCTACAGGTTCAGGCGCTGCTGCTGCCTTATATTCTGGAGCCGGTTGTGTTGGAATATCTTCTTGAACTAGATCAGAAGCAGAAGCAGCTACGCCACCATCACCACTGAGTATTTGATCAAGTTTAGTCTTTAATTCATCATATGATTTAAAGTTCTTACGATCTAGGAATTCTCCTAGTCTATATTGTTTATTAACAATTTCTAAGATTGCTTCATCAGTAGGAGCAACAGGTACTGGCTCTGAGAAAGATGAAGAATCATAGTTAGGATAACCTTCAACACGTTTCATACGTAGTTTAAAGTTAGCGCCTTCCCATAAATCAAATACATTTACAGGTTTCTCATCTTCAAATGTAGGTTTAGCTTTATCCATAATCTTATCAAAGATACGTTTACCATATCTAAATAACATTACTTTACCTTCATTTTCTGGGTTTGCAGGATCAGAAAGAACTAAAACATTAGAGTAGAAATGTAATCTACGTTTTTGTTTTCTTGCAATTTCTTTATTTGCTTCTACACCAGAGTTCCATAACTTAGA